TGGCGAAGAAGTGTATTGGGAAATGTAATGCAATGCTATACTCGGTCGTATGCACAGTTACGACGATTTCAAATTTGCAATTAAAGCGTCCCTTGAATCAGAGGGATTGACACGAAACGACCTTGCTTTGCGGATGGAGGAGGAGGGAATCCTACGCGCACATACAGTGCGATGCCTCCTCGGAGCACCAGGCACACGCAATGGCTCGCGAGTACCAAACTTTCGATCTGCCCTGCAAGTAGCACACGCAGCAGGGTTTGACCTTGTTCTACAAAAACGCGTATGAATACACGGATTGCCCTTATTGCTGTTAACGAATACGGAAAACGTATAGGGCAGTCACACCACAACGCACGAATACTTGACAGTGTTGTGCTGTCAATTCGTATCGCCCGTGAAGAACGCAAATTGTCGTATAACAAGTTGGCGGTGATGTTTAACCTAGGCAAGTCAACTATTCAAAAAATCTGCAACTATGAACGAAGAGCACAAATCCCTCGCGGTTACAAACGGGTCGTCCAAGTCCTTGCCGAAGAAACGCGGCCGGCCAAAGAAAGAAATCACCCCGGAAAGAATTGAATTACGGGAAGCACTTATTGCTTGGATTAGTAGCGGAAGATCGTTAAACGAATTCTGCAAACTTCACGGAAGTATCACTCGGCAAAGTGTTTACAATTGGATTGACAGTGATAAACAATTCGCTATACAATTCGCGCGCGCGAGAGATAGCGGGTGTGATGTCATTGCGGAAGACTGTCAAGCACTCGCCGACACCGAGCCAGTTGACCAAGTGCAAGCAGCCTGGAGAAGGTTGCAAGTTGACACACGCTTGCGTTTGCTAGCCAAATGGCATCCAAAGAAATACGGCGACCGCACCGCAGTTGATCACGGTGGTGGTGTCACACTTACGGTGACAACTGGTGTCCCATTAATCACATGACCGAGATCCGCATTGATTACCAACCGCGCAAGTGGCAACGAGAATGTCACATTGCTCGCAAGCGGTTTACTGTGCTGGCTCTTCACCGTCGCGCCGGCAAAACGGAACTTGCCATCATGGAACTCATTGACAAGGCCATGCGCTTTGACAAGGAACTTGGCTTGTTCTTCTACATTGCACCGTTCTTAAAGCAGGCCAAAGCCATTGCGTGGGCGCGACTTAAACAGAAGTTGTCACCGCTACTTGTTGCTAATGCCGTTGACATCAACGAAGGTGACTTGCTTGTCACTTTCAAGCACAACGGTTGCGTCATCCGGATCTTTGGTGGTGACAACCCCGATGCAATGCGCGGTGTTCGCCTTGACGGTTGCGTGATTGATGAGGTTGCCCAGGTTAAACCCGAGGTGTGGAACGACATCATTCAGCCGGCGTTGTCTGATCGTCAGGGGTGGGCAATGTTCATTGGCACACCTACGGGTGTCAACTTGTTCAGCGAGTTGTACTTCCGCGCACAGTCGTTATCAGGTTGGAACGCAGCGAAATATACCGTATACGATACTCAATCCATTGATCCGGTTGAAGTTGAGCGACTGAAGCGCGACATGCCTGAAACGGCGTTCGCTCGCGAGTACCTGTGTGACTTCAGCGCGGCCGGCGACGACCAGTTGATCAGCCTGTCAGACGCCGAGATGGCAGCGAAGCGGGAATACACCGACAAAGATGTGGAAGGATCAGCGCGGATACTTGGCGTTGATCCTGCGCGGTTTGGCGATGACCGCTCGGTCATCTTCAAGCGGCAGGGTCTTGTGGCATTCCAACCACTGGTGTACCGGGGCATTGACAACATGGAGTTGGCCGCTCGCGTTGCACAGGTCATTGACGATTGGGAGCCTGATGCTGTGTTCGTTGACAGCGGAGCGGGAGCGGGTGTCATTGACAGGTTGCGGCAACTTGACTTTGACCCCATCGAAGTGCCGTTCGGTGGCAAAGCCATGCAGCCTGACCAGTTTGTCAATCGACGCACTGAGATGTGGTGGGGTATGCGTGAGTGGATTCATGCAGGCGGTCAAATACCGCAAGATGTCGCGTTGAAGCAAGAGATTGCAACGCCTGTGTATTGGTTTGACCAGGCAGGTCGCAAGGTGCTTGAATCAAAGGACGAGATCAAGAAGCGTTTGCAGGGTGGTGCGTCCCCAGACCTTGCCGATGCGCTCGCTCTCACCTTCGCTTACCCCGTTCGCCGGCGCACACTCTTTGACAAGTACAAGGTGAAGGGTGCGAAATTGAAAGAGTACGACCCGTACGCGAATTACAAGTGAGTACCCGTATTATCTATTGCAAGGGATAACTTTACGATGATCATTCGCAATGCAACGATGGACGATGTGGAGGTGCTAACGCATATGAGCAGGCAATTCCACGAATACGCGCCACATGCAGCGATGATCAACGCAACAGACGACGAATTGGCTGACGCTGTACGCGCACTTATGACGCATGGTTGTGTGCTTGTCGCTGACCTGCAAGGCGAAGTCGTTGGGATGCTTGGTGCAATCATCAATCCCATTTGGTTTGCGCCCCGTGTCAAGATCGCTTGCGAACTTGCCTGGTGGGTAAACACCGAGTATCGGGGCGGTCGAGCGGGGATCATGCTTGTCAAGGCATACGAGGCGTGGGCAGCAGAACAAGGTGCAACGGTGGCAACAATGTCTTCCCTTCAGATTGACCTGAACAACGCGGTTGGCAAGTTGCTGCACAAATTGGGATACAAGGAATCAGAACACACATACGCAAGGAGACTGTAATGCCAGTATTTACGACTATTGGTGGAGCCATTCTCGGTACTTCCGGTGCAATTGCAGCCGGCGCGGGAACCGCAGCAGGTGCAGCAACCGCAGCAACAGCGGCAACTGTCGGAGCAGCAGCGGTTGGAGCCGGCGCAGCAGCAGCGGGTGTTGGCATTTCAGCAGCATCGTCGATAATGGGTCAGAAAGCGCAACAAGACGCAATGCGTCAACAGAAGAAAGCGCAACAAGCAGCGACCGCAAAGGCAATTGGTCAGCAGCGTCAATCCGAGATGGTCACCAACGCAGCAAACCGCCGCACACCTGACATCAACAGCATTATGTCAGCAGCATCACAAGCCGCCAAGACCGGCCCATCGTCAACCATGCTCACAGGCCCCGGTGGCGTTGATCCCAATTCCCTTGCACTTGGACGCAGTTCGCTGCTAGGCGGCTAATCATGAGTCAATACACTGGCGACAACAACTCGTACGCAAACGCTCCAACACGCGACAGGCTGTTCACGCGATGGGGGCAACTCAAGTCTGAGCGAGCGTCTTGGTGGTCGCACTACCAAGAATTGACCTCGTATATTCTCCCGCGCAGTGGTCGATACTTTGTGCAGGATCGCGACAAGGGCGGTCGCCGGCACAACTCGATTCTTGACAACACAGGCACTCGCGCACTACGAACTCTCGGTGCAGGCATGATGGCGGGGGCAACCAGCCCAGCGCGGCCGTGGTTTCGACTCGGAACCGCTGACCCTGATTTGAACTCCTATCAGCCTGTTAAACTGTGGCTTGATGATGTGACAAAGCGCATGCAACTAGTGTTCCAACGGTCGAACACCTACCGCGCCCTGCACGGAATGTATGAGGAACTTGGGACATTTGGTACGGCCGCCTCAATCGTGCTGCCGGACTTTACTAATGTCATCCACCATTACCCCGTGACATGCGGCGAGTACTGCATTGCGACTGATTATCAAGGCAAGGTTTGCACCCTGTACCGAGAGTTTGAAAAAACTGTGTCCGAACTAGTGAAGGAGTTTGGCTACGAGAACTGCTCCATCAGCGTTCAGAATCAATACGACAGGGGAAGCCTTGACCAATGGATTACCATCATTCATGCGATTGAACCACGCGCTGACCGTGATATCAAGAAGCGTGACAACAAAAATATGCCGTACGGTAGTTGGTACTTTGAGATCGGTGGAGAACACAATAAGTTCCTATCGGAAAGCGGATTTGAGCAGTTCCCATGCCTTGTACCCCGGTGGGGAACTACCGGAGGTGACATTTACGGCAACTCTCCAGGCATGGAGGCATTGGGAGACATCAAGCAGTTGCAGCATGAGCAGTTTCGCAAGGCGCAGGTCATTGACTACCAGACGAAACCGCCACTGCAAGTCCCGGCGAACATGAAGAACCGCGATGTTGAGATGCTGCCTGGTGGCATCACCTTTGTGGACGGTGTCAATTCCGGCATCAAGACTGCATTTGAAGTTAACCTCAACCTACAGCATCTGCTCGGCGACATCCAAGATGTTCGCGAGCGCGTTCGTGGTGCGTTCTACGCTGACTTGTTCCTGATGCTTGCCAATGCCACCGACACCCGCATGACGGCGACCGAAGTGGCAGAGCGGCATGAAGAGAAGTTGCTGATGCTCGGGCCTGTGCTTGAGCGTTTGCACAACGAATTGCTTGACCCGCTCATTGACATGACATTCACCAACATGGTTCGCGCCGGCATTGTCCCGCCAGCACCGCCCGAACTACAAGGCATGGACTTGAGCGTTGAGTTCGTGTCAATGCTTGCACAGGCTCAACGAGCCATCGGAACTAACAGCGTTGACAGATTCGTTGGAAACCTCGGTCAAGTCGCGTCGTTCAAGCCTGATGTTCTCGACAAGTTCGACGCCGACCAGTGGGCTGATTCATACAGCGACATGCTTGGTGTTGATCCGTCACTCATTGTGGCTGACAAGCAAGTTGCCGTAATCCGCCAGGCGCGAGCGCAGGCAATGGCTGCTAAGGAACAGGTTGCAGCGATGCAACAGCAAAGCGAAGTTGCCAAGAACTTGGCATCGTCACCAACTGGAGGCAACAGCAATGCACTCATGGATGTGATGAATCAATTCTCAGGGTACGGGTCACCATCACCTTCGCAGGTATGAGTACCCGTATTAAACATTGACAGAGTTAACTTTATCCAATGAGCAACTACGACCCGCTCGACATTAAAGGTCAAGAGCGCACGAAAGCGGAACGCGATCTGCGCGACAAACTGACTAGAGATGCCGAGGAATCGGATATTAAGTGGCTTATGAGTAGCAAGCGTGGCCGTCGATTCTTGTGGCGGCTACTGGATCAGGCAGGTGTGTTTAGGCTTAGTTTCAATACCAATGCAATGACAATGTCCTTTGCAGAGGGTAACCGGAACTTTGGCTTACGGACGCTCGACATGATCCACACGCTTTGCCCCGAGTTGTACCCAACGATGGTGAAGGAACAGAACAACAATGACAGACACATTAACAACGACAGCAGCAGCACCAACAACCAATAGCAGTGCTGCTGTTGAGTCAGCACCCAAGAGCGAAATCAGCATTGCTGACGCGCTTTATGGTGGCAAGGCGACTGAAGGACAGGAACAGCAAGTTGCGGATGCAACCAAGGCTGTCGAAACTGAAGCACCAAAGGGTGACGAGCCAGCAGGCGCACCTGAAAAGTACGAATTCAAGGCTACAGAAGGCAAGGAATTTGACGCTGAGGTGCTGACCGCATTCTCAGAGGTTGCAAAGGAATTGAACCTGACCCAAGACGCTGCACAGAAGGTACTTGACAAGATGGCTCCAAAGATGGCGGAGCGTCAAGCCCAACAGATTGAAGGCCTACGCAATCAGTGGATTGAATCGTCACGCTCCGACAAGGAATTTGGTGGCGATAAGTTGACAGAGAATTTGTCAACAGCAAAGAAGGCACTCGATCAGTTCGGGACACCGGAACTACGGTCACTACTTAACGAGTCTGGCTTGGGCAATCACCCGGAGTTCATCCGGTTCATGTTCAGAGCAGGCAAGTCTATTGCACAAGATCGCTATGTTGGACAGGCAAATGGTGCTGCCCCTACACAGGCACAACCACGCGACTTTGCCAGCCAAGCGGCCTTTCTTTATCCCAAACAGTCCTAATTATAAGGAACTACTCTCATGGCAGTAATTGCAAACAGTAACAACAATCTGACACTCGCCGACTGGGCGAAGCGCACTGATCCAGAAGGTCGAGTCGCACTTGTGGCTGAACTCCTCTCGCAATCCAACGAAATCCTCGAAGACTGCGTGTTCAAGGAAGGCAACTTGCCGACCGGCGACCGCGTGGTAGTTCGTACTGGTCTTCCAACCGCCTATTGGCGTTCCCTCAACCAGGGCATCCCAAACAGCAAGTCAACGACCGCTCAAGTTGACGAAGCATGCGGCATGCTTGAGGCTCGTTCGGAAGTTGACAAGGATCTTGCAATGCTCAACGGCAACACGGCTCAGTTCCGTTTGTCCGAAGACAACGCATTCCTTGAGGCAATGAACCAAACTCAAGCAACGACTATGTTCTATGGCAACCCTGCCACAGATCCAAAGCAGTTCCTTGGTCTTGCAACTCGCTACTCCTCCACCTCCGCAGGCAACGGCACGAACATCATCCCCGGTGGTGCATCGTCCGGCGCACTCAACACCTCGGTGTACCTCGTTGTGTGGGGCGACAACACCGTGTACTGCCCGTTCCCTAAGGGTTCCAAGGCAGGACTTGTTCACGAAGACCTCGGCGAGCAGACCGTGTATGACGGTGTAAACCGCATGCAAGCCTACGCAACCCGCTACCAGTGGAAGAGT